TGGTGTCTTTGGCAATTTCCGACTACAATACTTCTAATCTGGAAAAATTCAACGGTGTGCTGATGCCCTCTCGTTTAACTAGAGCCATTGACGACTCCGACACCTCGGTTATTTCTAACATCACAGTGTTAAAGATGATCAAGAGCGTCGTTCCAAACTATAACGTGGCGGATAATTACACCGTGACGTTTAAGAACTCTATCGAGACTCACGGAACTGCAGAACAATACATCTTATCGAATGGATTTTACCTAGAATCTTCTAGCACTAAGTACTATATAGACGACGATGGTCTTGGCAACCTAAGATTGTTCCACTATGATCCTGCTACCTATCTCAAGGTGTTCTCTACGACCTTTAGTGGTACTGTAAATTATACAACTGGACTACTGACGATCAATAATCTTAAGATCACGGCTCTGGTTGACGCCGAGTGGATATTTACAGTAGTGCCTAAGCCTGAGAACTTTATATCTAGCTTAAATCAGATAGTTCAGATTGATCCTGCTTACACAACCATCACAATGGTTCAACAGTAAGAATGTCGACACCGCACTATATTCTCCTTAATAGGCAGATTCCTGAGTACGTTCGGGAGAATTTTCCTGTCTTCGTAGATTTTGTAAAGACATACTACAAATATCTAGACCAAGCCAAGGCTTCGCAGAAGATAGAGAACCTTGCGTCCATTCAAAACACTCTGTCCGAGCTGATTATTCACTTTAAGAACGAGCTGGGAGCAGCATTTCCCACTGCCGGCGTGGCGGACGAACGATTTGTTCTTGAACGAATCAATGAGTTCTATAAGACCAAGGGAAGCATTGAGTCTTTTGAGTTTTTATTTAGAGTATTCTTCAATGAAGACGTTACGGTTCAATACCCGTGGGATAACGTATTAATCGCTTCCGACGGTAGATGGTATCAAGAGAGCTTCATAACCGTCACGACTACAGACGGCACTATACCGACTTCGTCTGAATTCTTTCTAGACTTTAAGAATAATTCAGGTGCGTACAGAATTCAGATAATTCGCCATGAAGTGGTTGATCCGGTTACTCGTACATATCGATTGTATTTCATCTCTACTTCTGACATTGTCGTAGTTGACAATCAAACTGTAACTAATCACGCGGCAGACGGTGTCAACATTAACTGGCGCGGCACTGTATTAAAGTCACCGAACTACTTGAAGATCATCACGCCGGGTCAAAATTGGCAAATTGGACAAGTGGTAGTTATTGAGGGAACGATAAAAGACACCATTGCAAAAGTCACTTCTATCGATAGTCTCGGAGGCGTCACCGGTATCGAGATCGTTCAGTATGGATACAGTAACACGGAAAATGAAGTAAAGAAAGCCAATCCTTATCCCTATAAGCCGATCGGCGCGACGTACGACCAGAGAAAAACCATAACAGGCGTTTCCCCGTTGACGTATCTTTATGAGATGTCAATAACTGATTATGTCTATGGTCTAACAGAGCATGTCATGGGTGTATCGGATGCGCTCAACGCTGATTCGTATTTTCTAGAACAATACGTCGAGCGTGGATATTCAGGCGAATTAGTCATCAACGCCAGCGTCAATGAAGGCGGCAACGTCACAGAATTAGATACTGGTATTACTATTGATACATGGCTAAAATCTACGCTTTATGTGCAGTACGTATTTGCAAATATCACTAAGACCAAGGGTAGCTTCACGGCTAATAATGGTCTTTTGTCTAATCAGAACATTCGACTAGAGGATAATTTCTACTATCAGAGATTCTCCTATGATATTCAATCGGTGCACACTGTAGACGAATATAAGGTCTACACTGATTTTGTCCATCCTGGTGGAACTAAGCAGTTCTCTACTTTGGTGCTATCACCAACTATTGAGCTTGACATCACCTATGATATCAGTGTTCCAACAATTAAAGAATTCTTGTTAGATGAAACGTCTACGGATGATTCTGTGATTGACTTCATCTTCAACAGAGTTGTTGATTTATCAGACGGCGCGTCAACAACTGACTCACTAACCACAGCGCTTACAAAAAATGCTTCCATAACGGGTGACAGCGTAACCGCTTCTGAATCTCTAACAATGGCTGTAGGCAGAAATAAATACCTGAATGACAGCGTAACTACTGCGGACGATGGCACCAATTCAATAAAGTTAGATCCATATGACGGCGAAACATATTTCGGCGAAAATTATGTGACTAACACTTACACCCTAACAATAGGACCTTAAAATGAACACAAACTTTTCCGTAACAGGTAAGCTATCGATCAAGCTCTTTGACAAGGATATGAACTTGGTAGAAGAACGCAACGTCAATAATCTAGTTGTCTCGGTAGGTAAAGATTTTATTCGTGACCGTATGATCGGCACCAGTGCCGGCGTAATGACTTACATGGCAATAGGCACTGATTCAACTACACCTATATCCGGCGATACAACTCTTAAAGTGGAGTCTGCGCGCGCAGCCATTACTAGCTCCACGGCGGGTAGCCCATCTAACGTAACTTATGCAGCCACTTTTGCTCCTGGCTCTGGCACTGGTACCATTCAAGAAGCTGGATTATTTAATGCTTCCAGCAGTGGTACTATGCTTGCTCGCACAACTTTTAGTTCAATCACAAAAAATGCACTAGACACGCTAGCAATTAACTGGACCGTGGCAATTAACTAAAATGTCGAATTCGATTACAGCAAGTTATAGATCAGATCTAGCTCTGGAAGAGCTGGAAGACATCTACTATCAGTCGTACAATTATTATTACTTCATCGGTAAGATTGATGCATGGGGCGTCGACGACGTCCCGCCGATGGACGAAGCCGGCGCATTTCTTCTAAACAATACGTTAAAAAGAGAAGTGGCGTGCCGCGACGACATGCTGTACATCAAGAAATTGACACCCAATGACGTTTCTCTGGTGATTCCTCGTTATGATTGGACTACCGGCACTGTTTATGATCAGTGGGACGATTCTCAAGTAATGACGGGTAAGATGTTCTTTGTGGTCAACTCTGACTTTAACGTCTACAAGTGTATTGACAACGTTGAAGGCGCAGTTTCAACTGTGATGCCCGCCAGCGTAGACTTAGTTCCTTTTAGAACAACGGATGGATACCTGTGGAAATACATGTACAACATCCCGTTGTTCAAGAGAACCAAGTTCATGTCTCCAGATTGGATTCCAGTTCAAAAAGCTATCTCTAATTCGTTCTATAATAAAGGCGCATTGCAAAAAGCTGTAGTTACCAACGGTGGGTCTGGCTACGACGACGTAGTTCACACCACTATGGCGGTGACGGGCACTACTGCAGGATCTAGTGCTTCCATTGCGATCGGCAGTGTTTCTGTTTCCAACGGCGAGATTGAAACACTCGTGATCAATGATGGCGGCACCAGTTATATCGTTGGCACATCGATCACCATCACTAAGACGTTAGGCGGCGTTCGTAAGTTTTCTGCCGTGACTGAATATGAAGCTGATAATACCGCTAGCGTCATAACCACCATAGCCTCCAACAGCGGAACTAACGCAGTAATCAAGCTGATCTTGACGTCAGGTGTAATTACTAACTATGTTATTGTAGATCCAGGTTATGGTTATCTAATATCAGACGCAGTTACTGTGACGGTTGGCGGCGCAGAGTTGATTCCATATATCTCTTCATCTGGTGCTATCGTATCTGTTGCTTCCATGGGTTTGGGTCTTCCGGGCGCAGGCTATACGTCTACTGCAACTACTCATATCGCTGTGAACGACAACACTTCTTCAGGCGGCGGTGCTTGGGGTAATTCAACAGCGCTATTTAACCCTGTAGTCTATAATGGTGCAATTGTAGCTGTTAATACTATTGACCAAGGTGTTGGATATGCTAAAAATTCAACTACTACTATCACAGTTCAAGGTGACGGAACTGGCTGCGAAATGACACCCGTCGTTTATCAAGGCTCAATTATCGACGTCGTCGTCGACGCGCCTGGCACTGGATATACTTCTGCTAGTATAATAGTTGCGGGTAGTGGGTCTGGCGCTGCATTGACCCCTGTCATCACGCAGTCAGACTTTGATTCTGATCAGTCTTTGATTGAACAAGTGGCAAAACCTGGCGCCATTTATTCTGTAAAAGTTACTAATGGCGGTAGCGGTTATACTTCTTCAACAGTGGCTACTATCACGGGAGATGGAGACGGAAACGCTCAAGCAACCGTGAACGTCTTAAATGGTCAAGTTGTTGGCGTAGTTATGACGTCGTTTGGTCAGAATTACACTAAGGCTAGTATTACTTTCTCAGATCCCATAAGAAATCCCGGCGTCAACACTGAAGCAACTGCTTATGTTATCTTTCCTCCGATCAATGGACATGGTTATGACGCAGTGTCAGAATTGCAGGGAAAAACTCTTGGCATTTCAACCATCATTCGTCAAAACATAACGTCAAGTCAGCTCTACTATCGCCAATATGGACTGATTAAAGAAATCACGGAATTCAACACTAATAAGACTGTTAATACTGATGCATTAATGATAGTGTACCAAGCGACTGTAGATACTACTAATAATCTCGTCATTGGAGAATCACTAGTGCGCAGCACTAGCGGCACGATCTTTAAAGTTATCGACGTAGTCGGCAACGTCGTCTCTCTTCAGCAGGCAGGCAATAAGTATGAGCCTCCTACTGGCCAATTATTCGCCGAAACAGAACAATCACGCATATACAATGTAAGCAAGGCGGTTGCTCCTTCACCAAACGTGAATAAATACTCTGGTAACCTGTTGTTCTCGTTGAACAGCACACCATTCACGTTCTCGGATACACAGGGACTACTCTTCAAGACTTTCATAAAGTTTTAAGCTAAGGCAGATTATGACCACAAAAGTTACTACATATCCTACTAGACCTTACTGGGACGACTTTGACGAATCAAAGAATTACTATCGGATTCTCTTCAAACCCGGATATGCAGTCCAGGCCCGAGAGCTAACTCAACTTCAAACCCAGATTCAGAATCAGATCGCCAAGTTTGGAAACAACGTTTTCCAAGACGGTACTGTGGTTCTAGGCGGTGAAAGAGTATTCTCCAACAACGTGGTGTCTATCAAG